GCTGTAACGCCTATGCTCCACTTGCGCCCGATGGACTGCATGCGCCTTGCGGATCGCTCAAATTCCCTTTCCGTGGACTTAACCGCCCTGGCTGCTCTTCCCATCGTGCGCTCAAAATCAGTCGCACTAGCCGTGAGCACCACTGCCATGCTGCCTACTGTCGCCATAGACTCACCTCCCCGCCTAAAATGTCATTTTCCGGAGAGACTTGTCTAGCTGAGTAAGCTGCTCTTCAGTTCCGTCTACAGATTTACGCACCCCGGCGAAGGAATCTTCCCAGTCAATGGCAGCCTTGCTGACAGCGGTGATGCCGGCAACGATAGGCGCGGTCACGCCCAAGGTCCATTTACGGCCAATGTCCTGCATACGCCGAGCGGACTGCATGAACTCTCTTTCTGTAGACTTGACTGCCCTGGCTGCCCTGCCCATAGTGCGCTCAAAATCTGTTGCTGATGCCGTGAGCACTACTGCCATGCTACCTACTGTCGCCACAGACTCACCTCCCCGCCTAACAAAATAAAAGGCGACCCGTCAAGAGTCGCCGTCATCAAACTTGTCCTGCCAGACGCGCCCCCACATTCCGAGAATTTTCTGGTGGTCCTCCGGAGACTGCGTTGGTGTGGGTTCTTTGTCGCGCTCAAGCATAAAATCCTTCGGCTGGAATGGCTTCTTTTGCTTTTTCGGGTCTCTGTTGACGTTTGCTATGGTAGACGCCACCAGCCCAGCCCGCCAATCATCGACCTCAGTTCCCCAGGGCTCTAGTTCAAAATAGGCCATCCACTCAGAGAGCTCCCGAGAGTCTATCCTCTCCAGGAGCTCCCGAACGGTCATGCCAAGAGCCAGGGCTAATCGAAAATAGAATCTTCGCTGAGGTCGTCCTCTGAGTTTTTTGCTAGTTACTCCACGTCCTCGTCTTTGAGGCCGGAGAGCTTCTGTGATACCTCAAACACCCTATCGAGGGCCGCTGCCGACTTCTTGCCAAGGGCGCTGGCATCTGAATCGGAGAATATCCTGTTGCCCTCTTCGTCAACAACTGTCAATGCTACGAGTTTAGCCCTGATGTTTTTGAGGTTCATCTTTGTAGACTTGCCACGCTGCTCAACGATAGATGTCTCGAAGGCGTCACGCTCCGCACCCGTCAGCGCACGAACACAAATCCACGTTTTCCATTCAGGAACATACACTTCTTCTTTGGGCAAGTCGTCTATCGCTAGAATAGCGTCTCTGCCCAGAAACACTTTTGCTTTTTCGGACATTGACTATGCCTCCCCACGCTTGATATAATTACTACAAAGGTTAAGTTAGGGTGATCAATTTGCGCAGATGGACAAAGAAAGAAATTCAGTTTTTGACGGCAAACTACCCCACCGTCCCGACGTATCTGATTGCCGATGAACTCAACCGCAGCCTTAGCTCTGTGCAGAACAGAGCACATAAGATGAAGCTGAAAAAGGATGGTTGGGTGCCGCGCCGTCCGGCGAAAGTTCGGCGCAAATACGATGTTAACGAGAATGCGCTTAAGTCTCTTGATAAGAGAACGGCCTACGCTATTGGATTCATATTGGCCGACGGATGGGTTGGAAAAGACAGAATCGGCCTGTCTAACAACAGCCCTCTTGTCCTTGCCAACGTCCGCACTATTCTCGGATGCTCACACAAACTAAACCTGGAGCATAAAGGGCCATTTTCGTTATATACCGTAACGATAACTAACAAGGCCCTTGCTAAGGCTTTTGCTGATTTAGGGTTTACTTCGAACAAGAGCCTGGACGGACGATTGCCGTCTATCCCCGACGAGTTATTCCCCCATTTGTTGCGTGGCTATTTCGATGGCGACGGCACTTCTCGTTATACCCATCGAGGCGGGCTACAGATTCGCTTTGTCAGCGGCTCCAAAGCTTTGCTGGAAGATATTGCGAGAAAGATACATGAATTGTTTGGCGTGCCTCTGCAAAAAATTGTCCACGATAAGGGGCGGCCAAATGCTAATCGCCTCTGCTACTCTGGCAAGTCTGCTCTCGCCATCGGGGAACACATGTACCGCGATGCTGGCATTCTCTGCTTTACGAGCAAGAAAAAGCCTTTTGATGAATATATCAATAGAACCACCAACAAATACAAACTAACAGAGGCAGACGTTATCCAGATTAGGCAGCTTGCCGCGGATGGTGTTCCTCAAGCTAGAATTGCCCGACAGTTTTTCGTGTCGCCTGCAAATGTAAAAAAAATTGTATTGGGCAAAACGTGGAAACATCTGCCTCTGCGCCCTTAATCCCCCTAACTGATCACGCTGTAGGTCGGTTTGCTGGTGACTGCAATCGTTATCTCTGCCTGCATGACGTCACCTGAAGCAATTTCCTGTGGCGCAAAGCCGATCACATAGCCCTTGAATGTGTAGCCCTTGCCGCTCTTGTATTTGATCTTGCATGTCTGCTCTGCGCCACTGTACAGCGCTGCCTCACACGCTTGATGTGTTGAGTTCTCCGGATCGAAGTTCAAAGTGAAGGAACATTCACCGCCATCT